ATGATTGCTGATTTATTAGCTCAATGTTCTACTTTACAAATGGAAGCAAGAAATGCCGGTCAATTTAATATTGCTCTTGGAGCTATAAATACAGCAGCAAAATTAGCTGATCTTTGCTCGTGAGTTTTTTAGATACTTTAAAACAAGGTCATGTATTAAGCGGTAATGGTTTATATGAATTACCTTCTGCTAATGAAGTTATAACAAAAATTCGAAATAATTTATTACCGCATCAAGAAAAATTTTGTGAAGATACTGAACATAGAAAATTAGCTTTAGTTTGTGGTTTTGGTGCGGGTAAAACTTACGCTTTAGTATCAAAATCTTTTATGCTTGCTGCTATGAATGTCGGACATATCTCTGCTGTTTTTGAACCTACGAGTCCTATGCTTCGTGACATTTTAATGCGTACTATGAATGATTTGCTCGAAGAATGGGAAATACCATATACTTTTCGTGCAAGTCCTTTACCTGAATATGTTTTATCTTTCCAAGAAGGTTCGCATACTATTTTATTAAGAACTATCCTTACATATCAACGTCTTCGAGGACAAAATCTCTGCGCTGTTGGATTTGATGAGGCTGATACTGTACCAAAAAGAGACGCGGAGCAAGCTATGAATATGGCTTTAGCAAGATTAAGATCTGGTAATATTCAGCAATTTTATGCAACAACAACTCCTGAGGGTCATGGGTGGGCGTTTGAAACATTTGAAAAAAATAAAAAAGAAGATACAAGATTAATAAAAGGAAAAACAAGCGATAATCCATTTTTACCCGAAACATTTATTCCTTCATTAGAAGAAAATTATCCTCCTCAGTTAATAAAAGCATATTTAAATGGCGAATTTGTAAACCTAACTACAGGGGCAGTTTATTCAAGGTTTGATCGAAACAAACATGTAATTAATGAAATACCTTTTTCTATTGAAAATGAAATTTTAAAAATTGGAATTGACTTTAACGTTATGAATTGCAATGCAGTTGTTTGTATAACATCTGGAGATCAATTATTTATTATTGATGAAATAACTAAACAACAAGATACTGATGCTCTGGCAAGAGAAATAGTTAGGCGTTATGGTAGAAATAAGATTTTAGTTTATCCAGATGCTAGTGGTGCCAATAGATCAACAATCAACGCAAGCAAAACAGATATTGCAATTTTGCAAAGTTATGGCTTCACAAGTATGGCGCTTAGAAGTAACCCACCAATTAAAGACCGAGTTCAAACCTTACAAGCACTCTTGGAAAACTCAAAAGGACGGGTGCGTGTGGCGATTTATGCCCGTTGCCGACGCTTAATTGAATGTTTGGAATTACAAAGTTATGATGAAAAAACAGGCGATCCAGATAAACAAAATGGTTACGACCACCTTAATGACGCGCTTGGATATTTATGTTATAAGGAGTTTAATATGATTTATAGTAGAGCAGGAAATAAAACAGGCATTAGAATTTACTAAAGACCTGATATTATTAATTTAAAAACAATGTATAGCTCTTTCACAAATAGAATTGATAGTTTTGAAATACCGGTAACAGAAGTACAGCAGCAAAATCAGGCGTGGAGAAATATGCAAAGTCATTGGGGATTAATAGAAGATTTAATTGAAGGTACTAGTAAAATTCGAGGTAAAGCAAGAATTTATTTAAAACAAGAACCGCGTGAAGAAGATGAAAGCTATGATGTTCGTTTATCCCGTTCAGTTTGTCCTCCTTACTATGTAAGAATGGAAAGAATGTTGGCTGGTATGCTTACGCGTAAACCAGTAAGATTAACAGATGTTCCAGAAATAATTGAAGAACAATTATTCGATACAGACCTTGAAGGAAATAATTTAACTAATTTTATTTATAATATTTCTCGTTTATGTATTCGTTATGGTCATGTTGGTGTATTAGTTGATGCCCCCGCAGAAGGTGGCCGACCTTATTGGATTCCTTATACTCCACGAGACATTATTGGTTGGCGTACTGAAATTGATAATGGATTAAGAAAGCTTACGCAATTAAGATTAACTGAAAGAGTAGTAAGACCTAAAGGTTTATATGGTGAAGAAACTGTTGAACAAATAAGAGTATTAGAACCTGGAACATTTCAATTATTTCAAAGAAATAATAAAGGTGATTTTAAAAAAGTAAATGAAGGAACTACAAGTTTAGATTTTATTCCTTTTAGTGTCGCATATAGCAACAAGGTTGGTATTTTTGAAAGCAGGCCACCATTAGAAGATATTGCTGAATTAAACATCAAAAGCTATCAAATTCAAAGCGATTATGATAATCAATTACATATAAGCGCTGTTCCAATGCTTGCTTTTTTTGGATTTCCGGCAGCAGCCGAAGAGGTTTCTGCTGGTCCAAGTGAAGCATTATCTTTGCCTGAAGGAAGTAGTGCAAGTTATATTGAACCAAATGGAAATAGTTTTAATGCTCAAAGAGAAAGAATAGATAAACTTGAATATCAAATAAACGAATTAGGATTAGCAGCTATACTCGGGCAAAAAATGAGCGCGGAAACAGCTACAAGTAAAAGAATTGATAGATCACAGGGCGATTCTACAATGATGGTTTTAAGTCAACAAATACAAGATTTAATTGATAATTGTTTAAAATATCATGCAGCATTTGAAAAACAAAGTGTGGCAGGAACTAGCTTTGTAAATAGAGATTTTGTAGATTCAAGTTTGGAACCTGCGCAAGTAGATGCATTATTAAAAATTTATGCGCAGGGAATTATAGATCAGGAAGAACTGCTTAAAAAATTAATTGAAGGAGAAGTATTAAGTGACAGTATAAATATTGAAGAAATGCTAAGTAAAACAATGCAGGGTGGATTAATTGAAATGGATCAACAAGAAACAACTAATGAATAATGGCTATAGAGCAACAACAAATACCGGAAGCATTATATAGAAATGCTATAAATTTAAATAGATATGAAAACAGCGTAGCTCTTAAAATAGTCCAGGAATATAACAATATAATTGTTGGAATAACAGACAGATTAAAACAATTTGAAGCTGGTGAACTTACTTTAACTCCGGCTGCTGTTAATAGACAAAGAACTTTATTATTACAATTGCAAGAAAGTTTAAATACTTGGGCTGAAAGTAGTTCATTAGTTTTAACTCAAGAATTACAAGGTTTGGCTGAATTGCAATCTGATTTTATACAGGAACAATTAAAAAAAGTATTACCAAGTCAGGCAACTAAAAATGCAGTTCGAACAGTTGAAATAAGTCCGCAGTTTGCACAAAGCGTTGTTAATACTGATCCGCGTCAAATAAATGTTTTTACTTTACCTGAAGAATTTGCAGTTCAAACTGGTACTATTCCTAAATTTAGTTTGACTGCGCGTGAAGGTGCTGTAATTAATTTACCTAATGGTGTAAATGTAAGAACTGCTTTTCGAAGAATAGCTGCATCTCAAACTGAACTTTTACAAAATACAATTCGAACCGGTTTATTATCAAATAATACTACTGCTCAAATAGCTAAAGAATTAAGAGGTCAATTAAACTTTGAAGCTACAGGTACTCTTGCTCAAATAAAAGCAAAAGGTGGTATTGGAACTACTTTAGCTAATAATCAAATTGATACTATTGTTCGAACAAGTATTAACCAAGTAAGTAATTCAGCTATTAATAGTGTTTTTCAAGCAAATTCAGATATGATTGACCGCTATAAATATGTAGCAACTTTAGATAGTCGAACTTCTGCTATTTGTGGAAGGCTTGATGGTCAAGTGTTTGAAATGGGTAAAGGTCCTCAACCTCCACAACATTTCAATTGTAGATCAACTATTGTTCCAATAATTAAAGATTCTTTTCTAAAACAATTTGGATTAGAAGATGATGATCTAGAAGAAGGATTACAAAGACCTTCAAAAACAGGATTATCTAATAGAGGAAAACTAGTTCCGGCTTCTGAAAATTATGCAGTTTGGTTAAGTAAACAGGATATAGAAACTCAGAATAAAGTATTTGGTATTGAAAAATCAAAAATTTATAGATCTGAATTAAAAAATAATAATCCTACAGATGTTTTTCGTAAATTCGTGCGTTCAGACGGATCAACGTTAACATTAGAAGAGTTAAGACAAGCTAATGCCAATTAAAAAAGGAAGGTCACAAAATATAATTTCAAAAAACATTCAAATGTTAAAAAAAGAAGGGAAGCCACATAATCAAGCTGTTGCTATCGCTTTATCAACTGCGGGTAAGAAAAAGAAAAAAACAAGACGAAAAAAGAAATAAATAGTAAACTATAAATAGTTGCTTTTAAAATTATGCCAGGTCATTACGGTTCAATGAAGCCTAAAGGTACTAAAAAGAAAAAAGGAAAAAAAAAAGCTGTTAAAAAGTAATGGCAAAGGTAAACAAGCCAACCGATCCGGAACTGTATGCACGTGTAAAAGCTAAAGTTAAAGCACGTGTTAAAAGATGGCCAAGCGCGTATGCAAGTGCGCAATTAGTTCAGGCCTATCAAAGAGCCGGCGGAGGATATACTACCGTTAATAAGCCAAAAGCAAAAACTAAAAAAGGTGCTAAACGTGGCAAAAAAAGAAAGAGCTAAAGGTGGTTTAACCGATTGGTTTAAAGAAAAATGGGTTGACGTAAAAACAGGTAAACCTTGCGGCAGAAAAAAATCTGAGAAAAAAAGACGAGGTTACCCTGCTTGTAGACCAACAAGAAGAGTTTCAAGTAAAACACCTAAATTACTTTCGGAATTATCGCCAGCAGAGAAAAAAAGATTTACCGCAGCTAAAACAGGTAAAAAGAAAATTTCATTTCAAATGAGACGAAAACGCAAAACTACTACTAAAAAGAAATGAAAATTAAATCTGGCAAAATTAATAAAAGAAGAGTTAGACTAACTAAAAGGCAAAAAGATGCTTTAACAAGACACAAAGCAACTCATGGTCATTCAAAAAAACACATGGACGAAATGACAAAAGCAATGCTTAGTGGTAAAACTTTTATGGAAGCACATTCAATTGCTATGAGGAAAAAAGGAAAATGACAACAAAAAGAAAAGTAGTTAATTTTAAAAAAGAAGATAAATCAAAAAAAGGTGGTTTAACTGCTAAAGGAAGAGCAAAATACAATAAAGCTACAGGAGGAAATTTACAGGCACCTGTTACCGGTAAAGTTAAGCCTGGAAGTAAAGCAGCTAAAAGAAGAAAATCATTTTGTAGCCGTATGAAAGGAATGAAGAAAAAATTAACTGGTAGCAAAAAAGCAAATGATCCAAATAGCAGAATAAATAAAGCTTTAAAACGTTGGAAATGCTAATTTTTTAAAAACAAGGTATATTAGGATTACTTTAATATTTTTATATGGCAGAAGAAAATCCCGCAGCAGCTGTTGATAATTCAGCTGAAGTTGATCGATTAAAAAAAGAAATTGAATTATTAAAACAGAAAAATCGAGAAGTTGTTGAAGAAAAGCAAAAAATTACTTCTAATGCTAAATCAGTTGCAACTTTACCGGAAGGAACTGATGTTCAAGCTTTGATTGAATTTAAACAAAAAGTTGAACAAGAAAGATTAGAAGAAAAGGGTCAATATTCAGAAGCACTAAATAAAAGGGAAGAACAATTTAAAGAAGCTATTCAAAAAAAAGATGATGAAATAAATTCTTTAAAAAACGAATTAAAAGAATTGAAATTAGTTACACCGGCTGTAAGTGCATTATCTGAACTTGTACATGATCCTGATTATGCAATGAGCAAACTTGATAAAGATAAAATTCAAGTTCAAAAAGATGGTGCGGTTGTTTATTTATCAGATGATGGCTTTACTTCAAGGCCAATACAAGAAGCTGTAAAAGAAAAAGTACAAACATGGGCTTTGAAAAATCAACCGCCTGTTGGATCAGGTGCGCCTATTGGAAAAAGTGAAATACCTGGATCAATTGCTGGTATTGATACAAATTTATTAAAAAGAATGGCTCAAGGCGAAGATACTGCTGCACATGAAATTCACGCAAAATATGGTCGTGATGCTTGGCTAGCTGCTAAAAAAATTGCTAAAGATTACAAATAAGAAATATTGAGTTATAGTTTTAGTAATAACAAATTCGGCTGTGCTGATTTGAAAAACTAAATTAAGGCTGTGCTGAGATTTAGAGGGCTGTGCTCATCTTTGTAAACTTAAACATTTCTTTGAAATGGCAACTACTCTTTCGGACATTATTATTCCAGAGGTATTTGCGGATTCCATTATTGAAGAGACAACTTTAAGAGATAGTTTTCTTCAAAGTGGCGTTCTTGCACCTCTACCTGAGCTAAATTTAAGCTCAACAGCTGGCGGAAATTTCGTCAACATACCTTTTTATAAGGCAAATTTAAGTGGTAACTATACTCGTTTGAATGATAGTTCTTCACTTACTCCTAACAAAATTGAACAAAGCAGCCAAATTGGTGTTGTTCTAACTGCTGGAGATGCTTTTTCTGCAAGACAGCTTGCAGGTCAAAAAATTGGTTCAAACTCACCCGATCCAATAGCAGCAATCAGACAAAAATTAGGCGCTTATATAAACAACGAAAAACAAAAAGATTTGTACAGTTGTTTACAAGGTGCTTTCGGTTCTCTAACTTCAAATACTAGCGCTTCTGCTTTATTCGAACTTTCAATTGATTCCGAATCAGGTGACACTCCAACAGCTTTAGGTGCTGGTACTGTTGCTAAAGCTCAGTCTTTACTTGGAGATCAAGGAGACAAGTTAACAACAATCGCAATGCATTCAAAAGTGTTTTATGCACTTAAAGAAAGAAGAGCATTGGATTATGTTACTAATACAGAAGCACGTTTAAGTACTGCAGCAACAGGTGCAAGTACAATTAATGCTTTTGGCGGTTCTTCTGCTGGTGCTTACGGTGATGTTTCTGTTCCTCAGTACATGGGAATGAATATTGTTGTTTCAGATGATATTCCAACTGCTGGTTCAGGTTCTTCAACGGAATATGCTGTGTATTTTTTCTCTCAAGGAAGCGTAGCAACGGGCGAGCAGGCAGCTTTAGTAACTAAAGTTGATGAAGATGTTCTTGCATTTGAAGATGTAGTTTCATTTAAACATGCTTACATTTATCACCCAATAGGTTTGAAATGGGCAGTTACAACTACAAACCCAACAAGGGCACAGCTCGAAACAGCAACTAACTGGGAGAAAGTGTACGACATCAAAAACATAGGAATCGTACGTGCTACTGTCACTTCACCATTAGATTAATCATGGCTAGTATTTTCGAACTTCAAAATCCTCCTTTTGGTCAATTAACTAAAACTAAAGTTATTAAAACTGAAAACGGAGCTCATACTTTAACAACTGCTGAAATTATTGAAGGCATTGTTGATGGAACACCTACAGGTAATAGGGCTATTACAACTCCAACTGCAGCAGAAATTCTTACTGCTCTTGGTATTCAAAACAAAGTTGGTCAATGTTTTGAGTTAACTATTGTCAATAAGGCAGCGTCAACTCATAAATTTACTTTGACCGCTGGTTCTGGTGTCACAATTGTTGGCGAGCCAGACATTACTGCAGATACTTCTGGAACTTTTATTTTTAGAGTTACAAGTTCAACTGCTGTTAGTGCGTTTAGAAAGTAATGGGTATAGCTACATTCAGATTAGCTAGAGAAAGGGAAGCTGCTAAATTAAAAGTGGCTTCTCCACTTCTCGAACAAAAAAAAGTAAAAAAGCCAAAAAAATTAAAAACTAATGGCAATCTCAATAGTTGAAACAGCTGGAAGTGCAACTGCTAATAGCTATGTTACTTTAGCTCAGGCTCAGGCTTTTATAGATGGTCTAGTAGAAAATGAAGATGTTACTGCATGGAGTAGTGCAACAACAGACCAAAAAAACCGCGCCCTTTTTAGTGCTACACAAAGAATTGATAGGGAAAGATTTTTAGGTGCCAGGACTAATGATGCTCAAGCACTTGAATGGCCTAGAACTGGTGTAAAAAAACCATATACTTATACAAGTACTTATAACGCTTTATATCCTAGTAATTTACAACCTGCTTTTTATGCAGATGATGAAATACCTGACAGAGTAAAACATGCTCAAATTCATTTAGCAGTTTATTTGAATAATAATAAAGATGGATTGGATTTAAGTGGATTTGAA